AAGTGATGTCACAAATTGTTACACCAGGGTTGACACGCGAGGCTGTTGCGATCGAGGCCCTCTTCCACGTCATCGACAAGACGACACAGCAAGACGTGCCGTTTAAGTTGAATGCCGCACAGAGGATGGTCGATGCAGCCTGGTCGCCTCGTATGCTCGTGCCTAAGGCACGGCAGCGTGGCATCTCAACCTACTTCCTCGCTCGTGCAGCTATCCGCTGCATGGGAAGGAAGAACACAAGCGCTGTTGTGATAAGCCATGAGAGCGAGGCGACTGAGCGTATGTTCAGCCGTGTGAAGTACTTCCTCGACACAATGGAAGGGCCGAAGCCAGTCATCAAGAATAACTCGAAGCATGAGCTGTCGTTTCCGAAAACGAACAGTGTGTTCTGGATAGGAACTGCCGGCAGCCGCAAGTTCGGTCGTGGTGATACTGTAACAGACCTACACGGCTCGGAGGTAGCTTACTGGCCAGACGCTAGTGCGTTGATGGCTGGGCTATTGCAGGCGGTGCCGAAGTCTGGCGGCTGTATCTCAATCGAATCCACAGGGAATGGGATGGGCAACTGGTATCACAACTCCTGTATGAGAGCGGCAAAGGGGTTGTCCTCATTCGGTCTCGTGTTCCTACCGTGGCAGGATGAGGAGGGGTATAAGCTCTCGCTGACGCCTGATATCGCGGCTGCGGTGATGGAGAACCTACGAGAGGATATCGAGGAGCCTGATCTCGTCGTAGCGTATGGCTTGAGCGCGGAGCAGCTCGCTTGGCGAAGGATGGTGCTAGAGGATGAGCTGGAGGGGAATCTACGTTTATGGAAGCAGGAGTACCCTGCCTGCCTCGACGATTGCTTCCAGGCAAGTGGCGGCGGTATGTTCACTCGCATCCGCTTTGCTGAGACTGAGCGCTGGAAGAAGACTGATCAGTTTCTGTGGAAGCTTGCTGGGCATCCAAAGCCTGGGCATATGTATGCGCTGGGCGGTGACGTGGCCGCTGGCGTAGGCCAAGACTCAAGTGTGATGGAGATATTCGACCTTGAGGAGCAAGAGCAGGTAGCGGAGTGGATTAGTAATCAAACTGAGCCAGACGTCTTCGGTGGGCACATCAATCGCATTGGTAGGGAATTCAACAACGCTTATGTCTGTGTTGAGAGTAACAACCATGGTATACTTACCGCGGCTACCCTCCGAGACTTGAAGTATCCGATAGACCGCCTCTACCGCACACCGCGCTCAACAGCCAAGCGCGCAGTAAAGGATGACGTGAAGCGCGTAGTGGATTTAGGCCAACGCACTACAAACACAAGCAAGCCCTTCGTGATTGGGCTGCTGAGGAAAGTGCTACGTGATGAGTGGACTATCCACTCTCAGATTCTCAAAGCTGAGCTCTCATCGTTTATCGAACACCCGACAGGAGAACTTGGCGCGGCAGATGGATGTCATGATGATACTGTGATCGCAGCGGCGATGGCTGCTTACATCAAGACCAAGGCGATTATCGCTATGGTGGGGAATACCTCACCGACAAACGTCTACGACCAAGAGGCTGACGTTGGCAGCTTCGATCGCATCCTTGCAGAGTTGGAATCTCGCACTAATCGCCTTCCCTTCCCGGCTAGCATGCTCGACCCCAACCTGTGAGAGTCCTTATCATCAGTAAGGAAGGCGATGGCTGTGGGATAGCGTGTAAGCTAGTCGAAGAAGGCCACCATGTAGATTTATGGATAAAGAACCCTGATTATGAAAAAGCGCTGCGCGGTGTTGTCAACAGGGTTGAGTCATTCCGACCCTGTGTTAACCAAGCAGACCTCATCATTTGTGATATGGTTGGATTCAGTAACTATGCCTCCCTCTTCCGTAGACTGGGGAAGCCTACCTTGGGCTGCCATGAGATGGGAGACATCTTGGAGCTTGACCGTCGGAGGGCGAGCGAGGTATTCAAACGCGTCGGTATTGAGACGCCAGTTACCCACTACTTCGACTCTCCAAAAAGCGCGGCTACGTTGAGGTGGGTGAACCCGCTTGGCTATGTGGTGAAGCCCAGTAACAACCTCCACGTTAGCAAGACCTACCTATGCGATCGAGAGGAGATATACAAGTGGGCCTTGACTACGCTTCCGGCCGACACAGAGTTGATTGTGCAGGAAGTAGTCGATCGCTCTAGCGCGGTGGAGGTAAGCACCGAAGGCTGGTATAATGGTCGAGAGTGGATACAGCCCTTCAATCATACCTTTGAGGAGAAGCGGCTTGCTGTGGGAGAGGTGGGGCCAATGACTGGCTGTATGGGGAATGTAGTGTTTCCTCTTCGCGCTCCGAATAAGCTAGTTGAAGCTACGGTGATGAGGCTTGAGCCGATATTGAAGAAGGTCTCCTACAAGGGCCCAATAGACGTGAACTGCCTAGTGACGAAAGACAAAGCGCTGGCTCTTGAAATCACCGCGAGATTCGGGTATGATGCTATTGAAGCGCTCACTCATGGTATGAAGGGGGGGCTTGGTAGCTTCTTGTTTGATGTTGCGACTGGCATAGTAAAGAACATGCCACTCATGGGATATGACTACTTGATAGCGGTGCGCGTGACTACGACACCATACCCGGTCCTCACAAAGGACATAAGCTTGCGGGGTAGCCCGGTGCTTGGGCTTGAGGGCCCTGGCGGGTCAGTCTTCCCCTGCGATGTTTACAAGGAGGGTGGGAAGTTCAGGTATGCTGCCAGTGATGGTGTGGTGTGCAAAGTCGCCGCAAACGGGCGAGACGTGCGCGAGGCGCAGCGCCGTGTCTATGCGAGAGTTGCAGACCTACGAGTGCAGAATATCCTCTACCGAACTGATATCGGTGCGAGGGTTGACCGCGATCTAACACGATTGAAACAGTGGGGTTGGATATGAGCAATGGCTATCTGAGTGGTGGTAAGCCGGACGTTGAGTGGTGGCTGACACAGGTTCGCCGCGGTATCGCTTATCGGAAAAAGTATACGCGGCAGTCTGAGTGGGATCGCTGGAGAAACTACTACCGTGGAAACTGGCCAGCGGGAGTTCTTCCGGTTAACTTATTCTTCCGGATGCTGCGCACAGTAGTTCCGAGGATATACTTTCGCAACCCGAGCATCTCTATCCAGCCAGCGAAGCCTGGCCCGGAGCAGCAGACTTTCGCTCGCTTGATTGAGAGGATAGACAACAAGCTCATTCGCACGATGCGAGTTAAGCAGCAAATCAAGATGATGACTCAGCAAGCGTGGATGTTTGGCACTGGTATTGGCAAACGAGGCTTCGGCGAGGAATTCCACCCTGCGCCAAGTATGATGAGCGCTGCCGCAGCGCCAATCGCAGCGAAGGGCCAGCGCGTGGAGTTTCATAACGCTGTGCGTGGGGGGATGCCTTGGTTCCTTGAGAATCCGACAGGGGACTTTATCGTGCCGACCGGCAGCCGCAACTTCGCAGAGTGTCGTTGGTATGCGAGCTGGTATCGGCGGGCGCTGGATGATCTGAAAGAGGACCCACGCTTCAAGCATACTGCAAACTTGATTGGTAGTCAACAGTCAAGCTACCCAAATCGCTCTGCGTCTATCGACCCAGATCGGGAGAACATGATAGATCTAGTGGAGATTCGAGATACAGCGACGCGCCAGGCGTTTGTCCTCGCCCCTTATGGTGGGCCGGATAAGAAGTTACTCCTCAATGGAGATGACTCCTTGCAAGTAAACAATCGCACTCCGTTCTATACAGTCGTCTTCAATCCAGACGATGAGGTCTGCTGGGGTGTGCCGGATTCAGTTATCCTCGAGCCACAGCAGATAGAGATGAATGAGATTCGCACGCTGGAGATGAAGCATCGCCGGCTGAGTATTCTCAAGATACTCGCTAAGCGCAACTCGATTAAGAAGGAGGAGTGGGATAAGCTGCTGAATGGCGACGTGGCTGCTATCGTCGAGGTTGATGGGGAGCTGAGTGACGTAGATCACTTCCAAGTCGCAGACATTCCGCAAGGCTTGTCTCGCGCCGGTCGCGAGGTGATGGAGGATGTAAGAGAGAACATGGGCTTCTCTCGTAATCAGTTCGGTAACTATGCCGAAGGCTCTGCTGACCGAACAGCGACGGAGTCCCGTATAGTAGAAGCCGCTAGCGAGATTCGCGTGGATGAGCGTCGAGATACTATCGCTGACGTGCTAGTTGATCTATTCGAAGATGTTCACGTTGACATCTTTGATCGCTGGAGTACTGACCTTGTTGTCCAAGTGATGGGGCCAGATGGCATTCCGCTCTGGGTAGCCTTCAAGCCAGCGATGCTCAAGTCAGCGGAGTATGAATTAAAGATCGACCCGGATAGCGCCGTGCCGGAAACGAAGGAGGTGCGGACACAGCGGGCGTTGATTACCTATGAGCGACTAAAGCCCAATCCGCTGATCGACCCAGAGCTGCTCACGCAATACCTACTCCATGAGTTGCATGGTGTGCAGTTTGACAACATGATGCGCTCGTTGATGATGCTTCAGGCGCAGGGCGCGAGTGGCGCGACGCAAGAAAATCCGCTGACCGCTGAGCAATATATGCAGCGAGTGGCGCAAGATGGCGCAAAAAAGCGGGCTTGACAGCGCCACCAATCTCGATTATTATACTCGCATAGGATGCACATGCCAATCTACGATATCAAGTGTCAGCGCTGCGAAACTCTCATGAGGGACGTTGTGCAGGCATCTGATGAGCCGCAGCCTGCTTGCGCTTGCGGAGGGTGCTTTGAGCGTGTTTGGATAGCGGCGTCGAAGGTTCATATATTCCATAAGGGGTATTATGAGCATCTGGCGCCAGACCCAATTTACTTTAGTAGCCGAGCGAAGCTAAAGGACTACTGCAAGGAACACGACCTAGCAATGGACTACCTGGAGGGGCGCTAACATGGCAAGAGTCAAGACAGCAGTTGAGGTGCAGGGCCCGCCGACTATCATCCTACGTCTACAGGATGATGGCTTGAAAGTCGAACTCGTAGCATGGCAGCATAATGCTCCTGTGAGACTCCTTGAGGGGATGGACGTGAGAATAGCGCAGGCGATTCATCAGTGGCGAGCGCGATTTCTCCAGCGAGAGACCGCGAACAAGGCGAGCGCTCCAACATTGACCGAGCAGATGAAGGCTGAAAAGAAACCAACTGAAAGGAGATAGTCATGAGGCCCAAGTGGTTCTTGCAAGAGGAAGAGGGTGGTGGTGAACAAGGGGGCGCTGGTGGCGCTGGAGATAAGGGCGAAGGCAAGGGTGAGGGAAAGGATACGCCTCTTGGTCAGAAGGACCTGGAGCTTGTCATCCGAGGCATGGCGATACTTGCTAAGGGTCAGTCCGAGTTACAAGCAGCGCATAGGGAGACACTCGATGCGCTGAAAGGTATGGGCAGAAAGCCTGACGATGAGGCCGGCGGAGACAAGGGCGACAAGGGCAGCAAAGGTGATCTCTTCGAAGGTGTGGACATGGAGCAGCTTGATCGCAAGGAGTTCGCGGCGATGCTGCTGACCAAGTTCGATGATGCGCTGCAGCGTAATCTGAAAGCGATGATGAAGCCTGTCGAAGAGCGCATCGGCCAGATCGACGAGCGGGTGAGCAATGACCTCGCTGGCCGCGAAATCTCAGCTGCCGCCGACAAGCGCCCGGACTTCATGGAGTGGCGTTCGGAGATTGCTGAGCTGGTGAAAGATAACCCCAGGCTCTCCGTGACGCGAGCCTATACAATCGCTCGCGCAGAGCACGCAGACAAAGCGAAGGATATGGACAAGAAGTACTCGAAGGCGGAGCCAGCGAAACCCAGCTTCACAGGTTTCACTCCGACGAGAGGTGGTGGTCGCGGCGAAGGCGCGACTCGTATGAAGTTCAGCGAGGCAGCGGAGAAGGCCTATGATGAAGTACTGGCCGAGCTTGGCGGAGCAAACCTCGATAACCTGCCCATAGTGGGTGGGAGGTCCTAGTAACAGTAACCTAATTGGAGACCTAAATGGGACAAGCAACTCTCACTGAAACGCTCGACAACTTCTACACGAGCACCTGGCAGCACATGAAAGACGATGTGGCTGACCAGATCTTCGACGCCACACCTTTCTGGTATTGGCTGAAGGAGAACGGCAAGCTGGAGTCAATCCGTGGTGGCCGCTTTGTCACTGAGCCTCTTCAATTCGCGTCCTCAGATGGCGTGAAGTGGATTGGTCGTGGTGGCACTGTCACGTTCAATGACTTCCAGTTCTTGACGGTCGCTCGTTTCGACTGGCGTTATCTCGTTGGCAACATCACCCGCTTCGGCGTGGATGACCAGCAGAACGCCGGCAAGATGCAAATCATCAGCACTGCAAACGCGAAGATGGAGAACCTGAAGAACTCGATCATCACTGAGATGGAGAGCAGGCTCTTCGGTGCGTCCGGCGCAGTC